TACGGAGAGGGCACGCCGAAGGTGATCGCGTTGATGCACCAGCGCTCCCCCGCCGCGTCCAGCGACTCGTCGCCTTCCATGCCGGAGGCGTAATAGGCGCCGATGGTCCGCTCGTCACCGTCAGGCTGCGTCAAGGTGAGGGTTCCGACGCCGCGCTTGGGGTTCAGGCTGTTGATGAACGCGCGCCGTCGCGCCTGGTAGGCGGCTCGGCTGTCGTTAGCCCAGAACGCCAGCGGCAGCACGATCTCCTTGCCCTGGGCGCGGACGTCGCGCAGGGCGTAGCCGTCGATGCCCGGGGATTCGTCCTGCTGGAACTGGTAGCCGGGCATGTCCAGGCCCTTGGCGCCGGGCTGCAGCAGCCAGCCGTTCTCCCAGTCGGAGAGTTTCGTGGTGATGCCGCGCGGGTCGGTGAACTCGACGGTCGGCATCTGGTTGATGAGGGTGGGCCACGGGACGCCTACCCAGGGCGGCTGCTCCGGGTCGACGCTTCCGGTCGGGGGTACGAGGAGAGGCATCAGGTCACCACCGTCCGGTTGAGCATTTCGTCGAGGGCAAGGGCGTCGAGGACGGCCTGCCGGGAGGCGACCTCACGCGTGGTGGCGTAGTGGTTCAGGACCCGCTGGCCGCCTTGGCGGATGCTGGTCTGCTGCTGCACGCGGGTCGCCGTCGTCGCAGCCGTGGCGCGCACCGTGCGGGCCATGGCGAGGACCGCGGCGGAGGCTTGCGGGGTCGCCTCGTTGACGCCCTGTGCGAAGCCCTGCGCCGTGTTCGCTCCGATCTCGGCGAACACCCGGCTGGGGCTCTTGATTTTGAGGGCCTTCTTGATGGCCTTCTGGATCGCCTTCGCCAGCGACGACATCTGGTTCTCGATCGCCTTCTGCTGCGCCGCCAGACCCGTGAGGAACCCCTTCCCGGCCTGGGAGCCTGCGTCGTACAGGGCGTCGGCGGCGTCCTTCCCGAACGAGGTCGTGACGCTCGAGATGGATGCCTGCGCAGTGTTGATGTCCTTCAGTTGCGCGGTGGTCGCTTCGACGAGGGCCTGCGCGTAGGAGGCGCCCTGTTCCGGCCCGGCGGTGATGATCTGCTGGAGCAGGTCCTTGTTGAGGCCGCGGGCGGCGAGCGTCTTGAGGTTCTTCCCGAAGGTCTTCAGCTGGGTGAGCCGGTTGGTGAGCCCGGCGAGGATGCCCTCGGCGCCGAACGCATTGCCTGCGCTGGGCAGGGACGTGAGGGCGGTGAACTGGACGGCCTGCGTGGTGGTTTCGGTGGCGAGCGTGTTCGCGGCGGTGATCTTCGATTTGATTTCGTCGCGGGACTTGGCGAGGGCCTGCAGCGCCTTGTTCTGCGTCGACACCTGCTTCAGCAGCTTGTCGTCCAACGTGGTCTTCACGCCCTTGAAGGCGTTCTTCAGGGCGGTCGACACCTTCTTCATCGCCGCATCGATCTGCGCCGCCGTGCCGGCCAGCGCCTTCAGGAAGTCGGAGCCCACCGATGCCGCGATCGGCCCGGTGCTGATGCGTTTGCCGCCGACCCTGATCACGCCGCCCGACGCGTAGCCGCCTGACGGCAGGCCGCGGTTGATGCGAAGGCCGCCGACGATGCCGCCGAGGGCGTAGCCGCCGGGCCGGTTGTAGGCGCGCGACAGGGAGCCGTACCTGCTCAGCGCGTACCGCATGGACGCGTAGATGTTGGCCATGGGGTTGGTGCTGACCCCGTACATGAACGGCCCGGTCTTCTTGTACTTCCCGGCATACGCCTGGAAGGTGCCGCGGATGACCTGCATCAGCCCGACTGACGGGTGGCCGAGCGCCCAGTTGATGTCGTTGCGGTTGACCGCGTTCGGGTTGCCGCCGGACTCCTGGTTCATGCGGCGCAGCGTGGTCGTCACCAGCGACAGGGATTGGTGGACTTCGCCGAGGGCCTGGACAACGACGCCGCGCCACCGGCTGACGCCCTTGCCGCCGACGTCCCCGCCCTGCAGGTACGGCATCGGGTCGACGGGGGTGCCCTTCTTGCGGGCCTCGAGGTGGAGGTGCGGTCCGGTGACGTTGCCGGTGGCGCCGACGGAACCGACTCGGTCGCCGCGGCCGATGACCTGGCCAGCGCGGGCAACCATGGCGGACATGTGGGCGTACAGGGAGGAGAGGCCGCCGCCGTGGGAGATTTGGACGTGGGTGCCGTAGGGGCCGCCGGTTGTCGATTGTGTGACGGTGCCGGAGTCGACGGCGACGACCTTTGTGCCGGTCTTGGCAGGGAAGTCGAGGCCGGTGTGGCGGCCGGATGACCACATCGATCCGCGCACGCCGAAGCGGGTTCCGAAGGGCACGTTGACGGGTTTCATCCACTGGCCGCTGCCGCCGAGTTCGGCTTCTTTGCCGCGGATGTAGTCGATGGCCTTGTCGATCAGCAGGCTGGGCATTCCGCCGACGAGGCCGGGCCACGTCTTGTTGTTGGAGCCGAGGGCCTTGTTGAGGCCGGACTTGATCGGTTTGAATCCGGCTTCGGCGAGGCTGGCGAGTCCGCCGCGGGCGGCGTCCGTTCCGGCGTGGAAGACCTTGCTGATGCCGGACTTGATGCCCGAGGTGATGTCGCCGATGACGCCGCCGACGGAGAAGCCGCGGAACTGGCTGAGTGATCGGCCGGACATGGCGGCAGAGTTGACGGCGTGGAGGCGGGCCCGCTCGTAGGGGTCGCGCATGGCTTCGGAGACGTAGACGCCTTCGCCGCGGCGCATGGGGACGAGTTGGTCGTCGCCGTCGCGCCAGGTGGACCATCCGGGGAGGATGCCGCCGCGGGCGAAGCCCTTGGGGAGGGTGGCCCTGGGGAGGTCCTTGACGCCGGGGAGCCTGGACGCTGTGGCGTCCCAGACGCGCTTGATCCCGTCGTTGTAGACCGTGTTCACCCAGAACCGGACGGGCGCCTTCAGGGGTTCGCGGATCCTGCCCCAGATGTCTCCGATGTCGTCGCGCATGTTGCGGAAACCCTTGGTCAGGCTGTCGCGGAAGCGACCGAAGCCGTCGCGCACGGACCGCCAGGCGTCCCTGGCTGTGTTGCTTACGCGGTCCCAGAGTTTGTTCCACAGGCGGGAGGCACTGTCACGCAGGTCGGTGAAGATCCGGGTGACGCGGTGGTACATGTCGGAGAACCAGCGGGTGGCGCCGTTCACGATGTCGGGGATCGTGGAGTGGCCGAGCAGCTTGTCGTACAGCCACGAGAAGAAGCCGCTGATCTTTCCGACCAGCCAGCTGACGGCGTCGACTGCGGGCTGGAACTTCTCCTTCAGTGTCCCCATGTAGCCGACGAGCCGCTTCAGGGCGGGCACGACGATCCCGACGATCACATAGGTCGCGAACTTGATCAGCAGCAGCGTGAGCTGCGTCAGCGGGCCGATCAACGGCAGGATCGCGGGCAGCAGATAGGTGATGAGCTGCGTGGACAGCGTCAGGATCTGTGGCAGCAGCGGCGTGACCGCGATCAGGATCTGCGCGATGGACTCGGCGAGCTGGACGATCACCGGGATGAGCTGCGGAATGACCGGAAGGAGCTGCCGGACCATATCCATGAACGCGCGGGACATCTGCACGCCGACCTGCACCAGCAGATTCACCAGGGCATTCAGGACAGGCTTCAGGGCGACACCGAGGGTGGTCGCCATCAGGGTGATCAGCGGGGAGAGTTCGACGATGCTGTTGATCCACTGGGTGAAGAGTGGCGTCAGCAGCGGCAGCGCCTGCGCGATCAGGTTCCCGATGATCGTCAGGAGCGGCGTCAGCGCGGTGACCAGCTTGCCGATGGCGACGGCGGCCAGTTCGAGCAGCGGGCCGAGTGCCTTCGCGATCGGCACCAACGCCGCACCCAGCGCCTTCAGCAGGTTGTTGATGACCGGGCCGAGGATCTGACCGAGGGACACCACGGTGGGCGCCAGCGCGGCGAGCACCGGCAGGACCGCCTCGATGGCTGCACCCAGGGCCCCCGCGAGCAACTTCGCTACCGCGTTCAGCCCCTTGAAGATTGAGGTCAGGGCGGCCTTCATCTCCGGCGCCTCGAGAACCCGGCGGACCTCCTTGATGGCCGCGCCGATGGTGCCGAAGAAGTTGCCGCCCGCGTCGGCTGCCGCTTTGAAGATGACCTTGACGATGCCGCCGATGTCGGCGAGCACCTTCCCGAACTCGATCGCCACATCGAGGGCGGTGTTGATGGCCTCCGTCAGCTGGCCGTTCTTGAACGCCTTGTCGAGCTTGGCCATGGCCTTGTCCATGGCGCCGGCCAGTCCGCTCGTGATGCGGTCGAATGCTGGCTGCGCGGCGACGGACAACTGGGCGAACCCGGTCACGAGCTGGCCAGGTATGCGGGACAGGTTGGTGAGGCTGGACTTGATGCCGTCGAAGACCTTGGCCAGGGTTCCGGCCTTCTGAAGGTTGGAGACCGCGTTGAGGGCGTTCTTCGCCATCGTGTTCAGCGCGCCTGCGGCCCCGACGAGCCCTCTACGGACGGTCGGCAGTATCTGTGTGCCGACGGCCTGCAGGCGGGTGCCGAGGCCCGCGAACAGCCGGTCCTGTACGTCGAGGCGCATGGCCCGCCAGGCAGGCGCCATTGCCTGCAGCGTGCCCACGAACGCCCGCGCGTTGGGTGACAGTTTGGACAGGGCGGTGTCGAGCGCCGATGTTTGTGTGGCGGCGGTCTGCTGTGCCTGTGCGACGTTGCGGGCGGCGTCGGCGACGGCTTCCTGCGCGTCGCGGATCTGCCGCTGCCCTTCGACCTGCGCCTGAACAACGCCGCGTTGGGCTTCGGTGAGGGAGCGCTGCCGGTCGGCGACCTGCTGGTCGGCTTGCGCGACCTGCCGTTTGGCGTCGACGACGGTCTTGGAGCCTTCGACACCGGCCTTGTTGGCGGCGGCGGTGTCCTTGGCGAGGCGGGTGACTTCGGTGCGCTGTTCGGACAGGGATTGCACGGCGCGGTCGCGGGCGAGTTCCGCCTGCTGGATCTGCAGCTGTGTGGCTGCCGGGTCGTTGCGGGTGCGGGCCAGATCCTCCTCGGCCTGCTGGACGGCGAGCGTTGCTTCCCGCTCCCCCAGGCGGCCGTCGATGAGCTGGTTGTTCATGTCCTGCAGTTCGCGTACCGCCTCACGGCGGGCGGCGGTCAGGTCCAGTTGTGCCTGCCGTGAATCGCGCTGCGCCGAGGTGAGTTCGCGTTCGGCGGTGCCGACGGCGCGCTGCGCCTGGCGGACCCGTTCGGCGGCCTGCACTTGCGCGTCCTGCAGTGACCGTTGTGCGCGGGCAAGGGAGCGCTGTGCGGACTCGACCTGCCGTGTCGCCGAGGCGGCCTTGTTCATCTCGGCCGGCGCCGGCTGGAAGGCTGCCTTGATGGCGTCGCCGATGCCGGTCGTGCCGACCTTGATGGCGGCGAACCCTCCGAGGAGGGTGGCGAGTGCGGGCGCGGCGGTCGCTGCGAGCGGTCCGAGTTGGACGATCGCCTGCCCGAGCGATGCGATCGATGGCAGGGCCAGCAGGGAGGCTGCGGCGATCTGGCCGATGCGCCCGCCGAGCATGCTCAGTCCGGCGCCGCCGCCTCCTCCCCCACCCAGGTTGCCGAGGGCTCCGGTGAGTGCGGCGAGGCCGGTGGATCGGACGCGGACGTTTGCGGTGCGGTCGCGGGCAACGTGGTTGAGGGCTGTGTTCGCGGCGGTCGTGTCGGCGCGGGCCTGCACCGTCATCTGGCGGCGGCGGGTGAGGTTGGCGATGTCGTCGGCGGCGACCCGGGTGTCGACGTCGATGCCGATACGGACCCGCTGCCGTCGGACCAGGTTGCGGATCTCTTGCGCGCCGACCCGGGTGTCGACGTTGGCGCGGATCTGGACGACACGGTCTTTGCACAGCTTGTCGAGAGCTGACTCGACGCGCTTCATAGCGGCGTCGTTGATGGTGGGGACGATGTCGACCTCGGCCGTGGCGTCCCGTGTGAGCTTCTTAAGAGCGGTGTCTGCGGCGGTGGTGTCGAGATTGACCTTGACGTCGAGGGTGCGGTCGGCGACGAGCTTGTCGATGGCCTTTTTGGCTGGGTCGTCGTCGACGTCGAAGTCGATGTCGATAGTGCGGTCGCCGGTGAGCTTGTCGATCTTCTTCTTGGCGGGATCGTCATCAACATCAAAGTCGATGTCGATGGTGCGCGCCTTGGTGAGTGCTTCGATCTTCTTCTTGGCGTCGTTGTCGTCGACGCTGAAGCCCAGGTCGATGGTCCGCGCTTTGGTCAGCTTCTCGAGTTCAGCCTTGATCCCCGTCGTGGCGAGGTTGATGCCGACCTTGACGGTCGGCCGCAGGGTGTCGAGGCGGCGTTGGATGGTGTCGCCGATGACGTCGGCGGCCTTGAGTGCGCCGGGGCGGACAACTTTGGGTAGTTCGGCGGCAAGTTCGGTGCCGAATCGGGTGGTGTCCGGGATCAGTGATACCCGGGTGCGTCCAACCGTGGTGGCGTCGGCCATGCCGCCTCCCTCCTATACGCCTTGGGCTTCGAGCTCTCGGATCCGCTGCTCCCACTCGGCGATCCCGTCGGGGTCGGCTTCGGGTTGGGCGGGGCTGTACTGGTTGAGCAGGTGTTCGCTGATCGCGACGGCGGCTTCGTCCTCGGTGGCGTCCGCGGAGAGGCTCGGCGGGCTGATCGCCTGCATGTCCGGTGGACTGCCCTTCAGGTGGGCGACCCACAGGATCCGCACCAGGACGAGCAGCGCGTTGTAGGTCGCGGCTTGCAGGAAGGTGCTGTTGTTCCAGCGTTGTTCTTCCTGCTCGCCGCCTGCTGTGGCTGCCTTCGTTGCGGAGTCCTCGGGGAGGGCCTGAACGAGGTCGCGGAGTTCGGCCCAGTTCATTGAGCCTTCGCCCCAGGACATGGCCCAGAACTCTTCTAGGCGGCGGCCGGGGTAGTAGCGCTGGAGGTCGGCGCGGACGGCTCCTGCATGCTCGTCGAGGAGCTGGAGGAGCCAGGCTCTTCCCCCTCGCTGGTGCCTGCCTCGTCGGCGAGTTCCTCGACGAGTTCCTTGAGTTCGCCGACGGTGAGCTGGGCGATGGAGACGAGTTCGTCGAACGCCTCCGGGGGTGACGCGACCCGTCGGAGGATGTCGAACTGGTCGGTGTCTCCGGCGTCCTGTGCGCTACGGAGGACTTCGACGGGCCAGTAGTCCTGGGTGAGGAAGCTGCAGGTCTTCTCGACGACGGTGCCGGGGGCCTCGCCGGGGGCTTCGTAGACGACGTCGACGTGCTTGATGCCTGCGGCCTGGGTCTGCTGGGCGCGCATCTGCTGGAGGCGGATGACCTTGCGGTTCGGCTTGGACACGATGGTTCCTTCGCGGGCGAGGGCGGGGCGGGGGCTTGCAGGTGGTCTGTCGTGCCGCCCCCGCCCGGGGTGTTGAGCGCGACAGACCACCAGTCAGGGGCGGTTCAGGGGGTGGGGAGGGCGACGTCGGTGACGAAGTGCTGCACGGACTGGGCTCCGCCGGGGGCGGCGAGCGCGGTGAAGGTCAACCCGAAGTTGGAGGAGTCTTCGGGGTTGTGCTTGATGGACTCGCGGTCGGTGACACCCGCGCGGGCGATCATGATGCGGTGCCGCTTCCCCGACATGATCACGTCGAGGCCGAGGGAGATCTCCACCGTGTCCGACAGGCTGCCGGAGCCGAAGGACAGGAACTGCTTCTTCGCGGGCGGGCCAACCGACGCCGCCGTGCTGGTCATGTTCGCGTAGGCCACCTGGTAGTACAGCGACAGGAGCGGCGCCGTGGTCTGCCGGAACGCGAGCTTGAACGTCTGTGTGCGCTTGCGCGCCAGGTCGACGACCGGGGCGTCCTCACCCCACGCGTCGAGCTGCGTGCGCTCCTCCTCCAGGGCCTCCTCGAGGCCATCGGGGGTCACGAAGCCCATGTCGGTGAAGTCGGAGCCCCACACTTCTTCCGGGCCGGTCGGGAAGGTCGACCCGACTTCGGCCATGTACGCCTTGCCGGCGGTGCCGACGATGATCGTGGATGCGTCGCCCACGGGGACCTCCTAGATCGCTTGGGGTGGGCTGACGCTCATCCCCAGAGTCATGCCGACTCGGGCGATGCCCGTGTTCGGCTCTTCAGGTCGGTCCTGTGGGCCCGTCTCTTCGCTGATCCGGGTGACGATGCCGTCGGCGGTGGCGCGGCCCGGCAGCAGCTCCCACTCGGCGCAGACGCGCCGGGCAAGCTGCAGTGCGGTGTGGTCCGAGTCCGCGTAACAGTCGACGGAGAAGCGGGGGTTGTCCCGGTTGGCGGGGTCGTTCCAGCCGCGCATGTCGGCGACGCCGCCGATACGCAGCAGGCGCACCACGGGGAGCGCCGCGTTCAGGGCGGTGCCTGCGGGCAGCTTCCCGGTGACGAGGACGCCGTCCAGGGCGGCGGACAGCAGCTCGATGGCGATCTGCTTACCGTCGGGGAGGACAACCGGTGTGGTCATGGCTAGGCCGTCGCCCCGGCCGTGGCCTTCGCCACGAAGTCCTGCAGTTCGGACTTGGTGGCCTTGTCGGCCTTCGTCTTGTCCATGCCGAGGGATACCGCGTAGGCCCGCCATTCGGCGACCGGCGCCGATTCAGCGGGCGCGCCGTTCGGGTTCGGGACGTCCGCCGGGTTCGTGGCCTCGACGGGAACGGCGAAGCCCTTCCACCGGTATACGTCGTCGACGGGAACCTCGACGATGTCGCCGGGGACCTTGCCGTCACGCCAGAACGTGAGCCGCATCTTCACGACGTCGCCGTCAGCCATTGCCGTTCTCCTTCATCAGTGGTCGCCCCCAGCGGCGTCGAGTGCGTGACTGAGCGTGTAGTGGGGTCGGTGGATCGCGTGACCATGGCGGTCTCGCTGGGTGGTGCCGTGCTCGACGTAGTAGGAGTGCTCGGCGTCGGCGTCGACGTGGCGTGTGCCGTCCGTGTCGGGCCGGTCGACGATGTGGATCTTGTCTCTGAACTCGCCCGTGTAGACCGGGGCGGTGGCGATGGCGATGGACTCGACCCGCTTCATGCGCTCAGTGAGGTCTGCCTGCACCTCTTCGGTCAGCGGAAGGTCGAACGCGATGGCCTCGTCGTCGAGTTCCACTTCGATGTCCACGCGGGCGGGCATCAGCCGGCCACCTCCTTGAGGTCGACGACCTGCCCCGACAGCGGGCCCGACTCCTCGAAGTCGCCGCCTACGCCGTCGACTTCCCAGGTGCGGCCCTGCCAGGAGACGCGCATCCACTCGTTGATCCGCATCGCCCTTGGCGGGAGGAAGAGGCGGGCTGTGGTGACGGTCTGGTCGCCCGCGTTCTGGGTTTCGGTGGAGCCGGTGTAGTCGACGGTGACCCGACCCATCTCCGTCTCCGTCGCGTTGCCCCAGTCGCGAACCTGCTCGTTGTACGGGCCGGCGACGAGGGGCGCGTCGAGGACGGTGACGGTCTGGCGTCCGATATGGCCGGGCATCAGTCCTCCACCCACACGAACGCCTTGAACAGGCCGGACACCTTGAGAACGTCCGCAGCTGAGGAGGCCAGGCGCTGCGTGGCGCCCGCGCCCTGGCCGACCGTGCGGCGCGTGAAGGAGCGCTGCCCCGTACTCATCGACTGGAGGTCGTCGAGGGCGCCGGTCTCGTCGTCGCGGTCGATCAGCCACTGCACCTGCTGCATGCACGCGTCCCGCAGCGTCTCCACCACGTCGGGATCGTCGATGTCGTATGCGAGGCCGTACAGCGCCCTGTCGATCGCCACGGTCGCCCTCGTGAGGAGACGCACAGCGTTCTGAGGCGCAGGCTCAGGAGCGAGCCACGCCTCCAGGTCACCGACGGTCGCATACGGCATCGGCTACTCCCCCGAACCCTCAGCGACGTCAACCCAGTCAACGAGCTCAGCCTTGGTGGACGCCTGCGCCTCGTCCTCGGACATGCCGAGGCTGACCGCGTAGGCACGCCAGTCGTCGACCTTCGCGTTGGCCGCGGGCCGCTTCAGCTCGCCGCCACCGTCGTCGGGTCCCTGCCCGTCCGGCTCGGCGACCGGCTCCTCTTCGGTGGCATCGTCCGTGACGGGCACGAGGTGGCCCTTACGGATCTGCTCCGCCACCTGCGGCGAGAACGGCTCGTCGAGGTGCAGGCGCAGACCGCCCGCCCCCTGGAACTCGCGGCTCATCACAGGCCCGCCTTCGGCAGCTTCAGGACGGTCAGGGTGCCGGTGAAGCCGGACTCGAAGTCGACGTACATCGACGAGCCGCGCTGCTGGAACCGGGCGCTCGTGAACGGGCCGAGGAACTCGGAGGCGGACGCGCCGACGGACTGCACATAGTCGCCGGAGCCGGACAGCCAGGACTGGCGGCCCGCCCCGGCCTTGACCGTGATGTTCTTCGCGGTGGCCGCCGAGTTGGTGACGCGGAGCACGGTGCGCTCCGGGTCGACACCGTTGATGACGACGCCATTCGTGACCAGCGTCGAATCGATCGTGGTCCCCGCCGGGGACGTGAGGTGCCCGTTCGCGACGAGCGGACTGTACGCAACAGCAGTGCGAGGCATGAGGAAGCTCCCAGGATCAGAT